CCAGGCCCGAATACTTTAACTGACGCAGCAAAAGAAGCAGGTTATGCTCCTAGAACAGGATTTTCTGCTACTAATCCAGATGTAAGTGGATTATCTCCTTATGTAGACCAAGTAACAGAAGATGTAGAATTAAAACCAGTTCTTGCTTCATTACCTTTATTTGAGAGTAAAGAGGACGCAGAAACGATGGCACTAGCTATTGGATGTAAGGGTTCACACCCTCATACTTATGGTGATAAAACTCTTTATATGCCGTGTGAGAAACACCCTGTTGAGATGGCAGGTTTAGAAGATGCTTGTTGGGAAGGATATGAACCTATTGGATTAAAACCTGATGGTTCACCTAATTGTGTTCCAATTAAAGAAGAGATGAGTGAAGATGGAAAATATGTAATTGGTGAATATAAAACTTATACAGATTACCCTGAACTTATCCGTAAGAATGCTCAATCAGCATTAGATTATATTGAAAGAACCGGTAATCCAAATGATTGTATGACACAAGTTGGTAAAGTAAGAGCTCAACAATTAGCTCAAGGAAAACCAATCTCAATCGAGACAGTAAAACGAATGAAAGCCTATATCACAAGACATAAGGTAGATTTAGATAGTTCTAAGTCATACGATGATGGTTGTGGTAAATTAGCGATGGATGCTTGGGGTGGAGTTGAAGCTCTATCTTGGGTTGAAAGCACAATTAAAAAATATGAAGAAATGTCATCTGAAGAAGAAATGACTTTTTCAGTATTCAACGCAGAACAAAGATTAATAGTAGGCCCGGCTATGATTCCTGATAAGATGATTATTCGTAGAAATGAAATAACTGGTGATATTTATTATGTTTATTTCACCTCTGATACTATTAAAAAACTTCAACAAAAGTTTATGCAAGAAAAGTTATTGGATAAAACCAATATCGAGCATGGCAGAAAGTTCTTAAATAATGTTGATGTCGTTGAGAGTTGGATTATTGAAGACGAACAAAAGGACAAACAACAAGTATTTGGAATGAATTATCCTAAGGGAACTTGGATGATTAGTATGAAGGTTAATGATGACACTACTTGGTCAAAAGTTAAAGATGGTAAATTAAAAGGATTTTCAGTACAGGGTTATTTTTTAGAAAGAGCTAAGTTTAGTTCAATCAATAATGACTTACTTGAAGAAATAAAACAAATATTAAAAGAAGTGAAATGAACTACCAGGACGCTATTAAAAAAATAAACAAAATACTTGGATTGTATAAGTTTAATTCTTATAAAATCGCTGAAACTGGTGCTGAACTAGTATCTGAATCTGAATTGGCTGTTGGTGAAGCTATTTATATGATGACGGAAAACGGGCAGTTGCCAGCAATAGATGGTGAGTATGAATTAGAAGATACTACCAAGATAAAAATCGAAGACGGAAAGGTCAAAGAAATCAAATACGATATGGAAAAAAAAGAAAGCTTCGTAGAAGCAACGCTTAAAGACGGTACTATTGTAAAATCCCCTACATTTGATGTTGGTGAGGATGTTATGGTAGTAGACGCAGATGGTAATGAAGTAAAAGCACCAGATGGTGAACACGAATTATCATTAAAAGACACCGAAGGTAATGAGGTTATGATTAGAATAATTACCAAAGACGGAAAAATCGTTGAAAGAATGAATGTAGAAGAAGAACCAGAAATGGAAGAAATGGGAATGACCCCTGATTTATCAGTAGGTAATGACATTACTGACGAAACATTCAAGAAAGATATGATGGAAAAAATGGCATTCTTAACTAAATGTATGGAAGATTTAACTAATGGTTATGAGGATATGAAAGCGAAAGTTTCTAAGTTCTCAAAAGAACCAGCAGGAGAACCTGTTAAAGTAGCTAAGAATATGTTGTCAGCATTAAACGAATCAAAAAACGATTATATATCGCAATTGGTTAGTGTGAGACGAAACTCATACAAAAAATAAACAATAAAAATAAAAAAATAATAAAAATTATTATGGCAAACAAAAAATATGATTTTTCATTTAACTTATCTGGTTTAGCAACTTATACAGATGAAGTGGGTGGTGAATTAATTAGAAGAGCAATCTTGGAAGGCGAAACTTCTAAGATTATCAAGGTTCAAGCAGGTGTGGTTGGCTCACAAGCAATCAACTTATTGAACTCGAACTTATACGTTCAAGAAGGAACGTGTGGATGGGATGCGTCAGGAACGACTATCTATACACAAAGAGACATTACAACTTGTCAATACAAGGTGAATGAGAGTTTATGTCCACGTGACTTAAATGATTATTGGGTTGGACAATTATTACAACCGGGTGATTATAATGAGACAGTACCTTTCGAGGAGCAAATCTCAATCTTAAAAACTCAACAAATCTCACAATATTGTGAAAACTTAATTTGGCAAGCATCTTCTGCTACTACTTGTTTCTCTGGCTTTAAGGAGTTAGTAGCTCAATTAGGAACAGGTAATACAACTGTAACAGGTGGTATTGTTGTAACAGGTCAATCAGCTATTAGTTCAACAACTGCTTTATCACAAGTAGATGCTTTAGTAGAGGCTATTCCTGATGACATCGTAAATAGAACTGACTTAGTTGTATTTATGTCTCACTCAAACTACAGAAAATACTTAATTAACTACAGAACAGCTAATTACTATCACTACAATCCTGAATCTTCTTACGAGGACTTCAAGACGTTCCATCCAGCAACTAACATCTTGGTACATCCAGTTGGAGGTCTTAATGGTTCTAACTTAGTAATGTTAGCTCCAGCAGGTTATATGGTATTAGGTGTAAACTTAATGTCTGATTCAGAAACATTAAAGATGTTCTACTCAGTTGATTTTGACGAAGTAAGATTGAGAAGTAATTTCTCATTAGGTGTGCAGATTGCATGGCCTAACTTTGTAATCACTAACGGCTTATCGTAATAAACTAATTAAAAAAAAAAACAAAAATTATGAGTTTTTCATCGTGTTATGTAAACAGTTCAGTATGTAAAGGCTGTAGAGATTCTGTTGGTGGTATTAAAGGTGTGTATATTGTAGCGGGATGCGTTACAGGAACAACTGAAGATGCTAATCAAGAAATCTTAACAGTAGGTGCTACTGGTGGAACTGTATATTCATTCCAAGTTGAAAAGAATACTTCTAATTTTGTTGAAACTATTGCGGCAAGTTTGGAGAATGGAACAGTTGTATATCAACAAACACTTAACTTAGTGTTCTTGAAATTACAACAATCAACTAGAAACCAAATTAAATTACTTGCTCAAAATACTGATATGAAAGTATTTGTTGAGACAAATGACGGAACAATTCTTTACTTGGGAGAACAATTCGGTATGGCATTATTATCTGGAACGGCAGAAACAGGAACTGTATTCGCTGACAGAAGTGGTTATACTATTGTCTTAGAAGGATTCGAGAAAGTACCAGCTAAACAATTAGCAGGTTCATTATCATCGACCTTAGTAGGATTATCTTTAGCGAGCTGTGCTTGCTAATAACAAATAATAAAGGGGGGTTAAAATCCCCCTTTTTTTAAGCCAAATAAAATTAATGAAAAACTTTAAGAGAAAAGTTGATAGTAGAACTTGGGGTGTTTTAGGAAAGCAAGAAACTTTTTATGCTCCAACACAATTTTTAGGAGAAAAGGTGCCATTAAATGCTAATGCCTTTGATTCTTGGGATTACAAAAAATCTAAATATAGAAGAATTGATTTAGTCCCAAGAACTATGGAGAATGACGGACAACAAGCTGGTGTTGTTCCACAAGGAACATCAATACCGGTTACTCCAAGTCCTACGCCGAGTGCTACTCCGACACCAACAATTACACCAACTAACACATCAACACCGACCCCTACTATTACACCAACGAATACTCCAACACCAAGTTCTACTCCTCCATCACCAAGTGGAACAACTGAAGCAAATGCTTATTTATCTGCTGTTGTTGCTGCTGGTGGTAGTGTTGATGCTACACAATCTGCTGCTACAAGAACATTATTTACATCATTAGTTAGTAATGGGTTATATGATAAGATTATAACTATGTATCCATATATTGGGGGTGTTGCTGCTTCTTGTTTAATTGAAGCAAAATTACAAACACAATATAATATGACTTATAATGGTGGTTGGACTTTTAACGCATCAGGTGCTACACCTAATGGAACATCAGGTTGGGCAACAAATAATATGTTTGCTAATACAGGTGTAACATTAAACGATAATAGTATGTGGACTTATGTAGGAACTAATCCGGCAGTAATAGCATATCAGGCTGAAATTGGAACAAATGATTATAGTGCCACTAATAAATTATTAATTATGGTTGGTGGAACTAATACAGCGGGTGATACAGGCACTTATTTTGATAATTGTAATAGCACTAGTAGAATAATAATACCTTCTGCGACAATTCCAACAGCATTAGGATTCTTTGGAAATAATAGAACATCATCAACTGTATTTAATGTTTGGAATAAAGGAGTTAAATTATCAACAAAAACTGCTACTAATACTAGCACATTACCATCGGATAAGTTCCAATTCCCTGTTGATGGAGCAACATTAGTTCAATATAGCTCAAGAAGACATCAATTTGATATTATAGGAAAAGGATTTAATGATACTGAAGCCGTGGCTTTATCAACAATTATAAACACATTCCAAACATCATTAGGAAGAAATGTATATTAAAAAGATATGAAAGTAGTATTATTAACAGAACCAGAAAAAAATAGTTTAGTTGGACAATTAGTTCAACCAAATTGGTATTTTAATCCAGTATTAGATTGTAATAATAATTGGATTATATCAACAGAAGAAGTTGAAAGTTCAATTTATCCTGAACACGAATGGATTAAATCTATGCCATTAATTGATTGGTGTGCCCCTGAAAGACCACCATTTGAACCAATAAACTAATATGTATTTGGTTGATGGGATTGCCTTTGATGAATATTATGTTGAAAGTGTTTTATTAAACCTTATCAGTTGTGTTATTACATTAAATGTTATTTATCATAAGGACCAAAAAAGAATAACAAGAACAAAAGAGTTTATATTTCCAACAACTTGTGATGTTGATATAAATGAATACATAAAAAAAGTAGAGACGATAATAAATGCCTGAAGTATTTTATAGAAAAAAGTTTAGTTATTATTTAGGGGAACAAAGAGCCATAGATGATATCGTATTAGAATTTATTCCATTTCCAAGTCCTACTCCTACGCCGAACTATTGTATGTCTGGTCTTACAGATTTTACATTATGGTTTTATACTGATTGTTGTGGAACTTATGTATCAGGAACTACTATGGGTTTATCTATCTGTTATGATAATAGATTTGCCAAAGATGGTATTGCTGGACCTTATGGTCCTTGTTCAACAAATTGTATTACGCCAACACCGACCCCTACACCGAGTATTACTCCAAGTGTGACTCCTACCCAAACTCAAACAGAAACCCCAACCAGCACCCCTACAAATACGCCTACGACAACAATAACTGCTACTCCTACTAATACTGGAACTCCAACGGTTACGCCTACCAATACTCAAACGACTACACCGACCGTAACTCCGACTAATACTCCTACAACAACTTTAACTGCTACTCCTACACAAACAGGAACACCTACTACTACGCCTACCAATACTGTTACTCCTACCAATACTGTTACTCCAAGTATTACACCAACATCAACACAGACACCTACACCTAGTGTTACTGCTACACAAACAGCGACACCAACAAAAACCCCAACTAATACTCCGACACCAACAGTAACTCCAACTGTGACTCCAACTAATCCTATATGTGATACACTTAATGTTGCTTGGGACGGAGCACCTGATATGAGTGGTTTTAGTGGAACATATATTCAAGTTAATAATGGAGGTCCTGCTTATCTTAATTATAACTTAACGGGTGGAACAATCTTTAATATAACTTGTTCTACATTAAGTGGTGTAAGTTATACTGCTTGGGTTCAGACAACTGGATATGGATTAATTATTTATAGTCAATTAAATAATCAGTGGTTTATAACTAATCAGTTCGGAGCAAAAACTTGTGGTATAGGACAAAATAGTGTTGTTAGTTCTGATTCTTGGAGTGGTGGATTTACTTATAATGGACAACAATATCCACCTTCAGCAACTGGAGATTTTGGTGCGGCAACAATATCATACCCTGATTGTCCAGGTTATGTAACACCGACACCAACAACTACTAAAACACCGACCCCTACTCCAACAACTACTCCATCATTTGATGCTGATGCTGCGGCTTATTTATCAGCAGTATTACTTACTGGTGGAACATTAAGTCCTACAATATCAGCGGCAACCAATACATTATTCACTCAATTAAAATCAAATAGTTTGTATAATGATATTGATGTTTTATATCTAATGGTTGGTCAAACAGCGGCATCAACAGCATTAAACGCTAAAAGAACAAAGAGTCAATTTGATATTACTTGGAGTAATGTTGCTAACTTAACATTTAATACTTCTGGTGTAACCAATAATAGTAATGGTTATGGAAACACAAACTATAATCCAAGTGTAGAAGCATCAGCAACAAATACATCGTGGGGAATATATCATACCGCAGGTAATATGGGTGGTGAAACATATTCATTTGGAGCAATAAGCACATCTGGTGGTGTTCGTGTAATTAACCATTATTTTGTTGGAGGTAATAATATGACCGTATATGGATATACTAATAGTTTTGTTAGTATGATTGCTACTGCTTCTGCTCAAGGTTCTTGGATAGGAACATTTAATTCATCAAACTTAAAGAATTTAGCAAGAAATGGTGTTAGTTCTACCGCTGTAAGTGCTATTGGAACAGTAGCATTACCAACCGTAACAAATTATCTATTTACCGCTAACTTAAATAATTCTGCTTATAATCCTTTTACAGGAAGGATACAAAGTTTCTTTATAACAAAGTATTTAACACCAGCACAAGTTACAACTTTTGATACTATTATAAACACATTCCAAACATCATTAGGTAGGAACTTTTATTAACAAATATAAATAAAATAATATGGTTCAGATAGAGTCAGGAACATTTAATGAGGTGGTTGCCACTTG